CAGAGTCAAAGTGGAAGGTGATCGTATCTCCATCAATGGGATAATCACTTTCTTCACTGCCTTCGCTACCCACGTCCCACTTGGTGCCCCAATTGGACACTTGCCAATCATACCAACTGGCAAAGCCATATTTCTCTCGAAGTCGGTCTCGCAGGTCATCATACTTTTGCCCCGCATCACCCGGCGCATGTGTGGTGCTGCCTTCGTCCAGCAATTCCTCTGGACAAGGAAGAAACTCAGACAGCAGTTTGCCTGACAGAAATCCCTGCCTAGCACGAGCCAGCATTGTAGGATCCTCGTGCGTGAGGGTCAATACGTTTGAACACCAATTAGGCATTTTCATTCTCCCTTGTAGATTCAAGTGCAACATCAAGACGCTGGAATTTGTCGCCAGTGCTGACGTACCAAATACCCTCATCCATCAGATAAAGATATTCACAACCCCGATGACCCATCTCGTTAACAAAGTCTTCGCGGCTGTTGAACACACTCCAGTCAGCGCCATCTTCTCCGCGGTCACGTGCATAGAATGTGGTCATGTTGCCATATTGGGCATCNTATTCGTCCATGCTCATCTTGGCAATGGCAGGACTGAACGCATGCTTCTCACCAATCTCCGGACGCAAGCTAGAAATGTCTCCCATGGACACCAGCTGGTTAGCCAAGTGGCTGGGATAATGTTTCTGCAAGATACGCCCATTGTGTTCGAGATATCCATCCCAATGACAATAAACTGCCTTGATCACATCACCGTGTGCAACTGCAATAGCCGAACGAGTTCCCATGATATTTCTCCTTTACCACCAGCTGTCATAATAAACTGCATCGCCCATGGCAACAGCAGTTTTGGCCTTAGAAATGAATTCCATGTCTCTCTGGACACTATCTTCATCTGGGGGATTGTTGCCAAAGAAGAAGCCTTGTGTTGATGGCAGGTTGTAAGACAGCACATCTTTTTCTAGCGCATCTAGATCTTCCATGGTCAGGCGCACCTTGACACAGTTGAAGCTTTCAGCATCGCCGCCCTTGGTACGATACAGTCGCTCCATCCAACCATGCAGGTCGTGATGTTTGCGCCAGTAGAAGAGTTCTTCTTCGTAGCCCTCGTCGTTTTCGTTGCGGGCAACGGTAAAATCATCTACAGCATGTTCCGCGGCTACGCGGTGTGCATACATATCCAAGCCCATAATGATCTCCTGTGTTAGTGTGTTGTTACTGTAGCATGGACCAATTAGGCTGTCAACCAGCTCATGTCCTCTTTGACCTCAATAGTTTCGGATCCATCATACTCGTGGATTCGAAACAATACGCCAACGGGTAACCATTCAATTTGAATGTCGCGCAAGCCACCACAGTAAGGTGCATCTTCCCCATACTTGGTTTCAATATAGGCTTCCAGTTCGTGTGCTGGACGGCCGTCTTCGATCATGGCCACAAGGTTGGGCTCATATAGCAGTTCTGGCTTTTCAGTATTCCAACTATACCAGCCAGCACCAAAGCCCGGACTGTATAGTACAGCCACCCGTCCGTCACGTATTACCTTGTCCATTCAAGCCTCCTCTGTGGTGCCAACAATATCAAACCAGCTGTCAAGGAACGCCTGGCCAACATCCAAGCTCACGTAATCGTCACCTTGCATGCCCTGCTCGCTGTAGCCGATATCAGATACAGCAAACCCAGCTTGAGCCAGTACGGTAGTGAGTTCCGCTAGAAAGCGAGCATCGGTGTAGATGAGGCCGTCCGTTTCAACGTCCCAGGTCTCAGTGTCAAAGTAAACACGGAGCTCTCCAAAATCTCGCTCGTCATTGATGTACGAAACACCAATGCTGGTAGCACGAACATTCTTGCGAACAGTGCTCCAGTAGCCAGTGCCGCTTGTGGTTAGAGTGGTGTTGAACTTGATCATGTGTGTCTCTCCTTAACGGTTGAGTGAATAAAAGCAGGTGTCATACGAATAAATGAGCTGGCATTTTTGCATGGCACCGTCATCCAAAATGGCGCCAATTACAATCGTGGTGCCCATCAGGGCCAGTGCGGCTATGATCATCTTGAGCATTGTATACCTCACAGAGTGTTGAGCGTGGCACCTAGTTCCACGGTAAGCTCGCGCTCACGTTCGTGTGCAAGTGCCTTACCGCGAACTGTTTCGATGATAATGACTTCAAAAGCTTCTGCACCATGCTTGCGGATTGCCTTGCACAGAGTCCATTTCTTGTTCTCGGTGCGGGCACGTTGCAGGTGCTTCCTCCAGCGAGTCCACAAGCTCTTGGCCAGTGTGGGCTGGGTCTTAGCAGTGACGCCCACATACAGTTCACCAGTAGCCACGCAAGTGGCTTGGTAAATTATGTGAGTGCGATCTGAGCGTGTCTTGCGTTTCTTTATCATGTATGTAGTATAGCAAATGGGCCCGGGTGCGTCAACCGTTTTTTGAACTTTTTTTCAGAAATCTGCCAGTGTTGCAAAAATGCCACAGTTTAGGCTAAGTCATTGATTTTCAACGCCAAGCTAAGTCATTGAAATCATTGGAGTTTTTTGGGCTCAAAAGTGCCTGTTTTTTCAGAAGTTTTTGGGCTCAAAAGTGCCTGTTTTTTGTGCAATTTTGGACGGGCACAGGTGTTGCTTAAATACAACACCATGATACCCATAACCCACTTTGAAACGGTACTGAATAATCTGCGTTCAAACGGACGCTATCGAGTGTTCAACGACGTGCTACGCGAGCGAGGTAGCTATCCCAATGCCATATGGTACGGTCCGTACAACATCAAAAAGATTGTGAACTGGTGTTCCAACGACTACCTGGGCATGGGCCAGCACAAAGTGGTCTTGGATGCCATGCACACTGCACTGGATCAGTCTGGAGCAGGATCAGGTGGCACACGCAACATCTCCGGAACCAGTCACTATCATGTGGCATTGGAAATGGAATTGGCCCGACTGCATCGCAAACAGCGAGCNTTGCTGTTCAGTTCTGCATACGTGGCTAACGAGTGGACTCTAATTGCTCTTGCCAAGATCATACCAAACTTGGCCTTCGTAAGCGACAGCAAAAATCATGCAAGCCTGATAGAAGGCATGCGCCATTCGGGTGCGCACCGGATCATATTCAAACACAACGATATGACTAGCCTAGAAGACAGTCTTAAGGCAGCGGTCATGCGCGAAGAAACTCCGTGCATCGTGTTTGAGAGTGTGTATAGCATGGATGGCGATGTTAGTATGCTGAAAGAAATATGCGACCTAGCAGACAAGTATGGCGCCATCACATATCTTGATGAAGTGCATGCTGTGGGATTGTATGGTGCCACAGGCGCAGGCTATCTTGAAAAGCTAGGCCTGCAAGACAGGATTGACATTGTCAACGGTACGCTAGGCAAAGCATTTGGTGTGCAAGGCGGTTACATTGCCGCTGACGATCAGGTGATAGATGCCATACGTAGCGTTGCCAGTGGGTTTATTTTTACCACCAGCATCAGTCCTGTGTTATGCGCTGGCGCATTGGCAGCAGTCAAATACCTCAAAGACCACAATGAACTGAGAGAAGCACATCAAGAACGTGCTCGTACCCTTAAAGGAATGTTGATGGCAGCAGGCTTGCCTGTGATGCTAAACGAAACTCACATCGTTCCTGTGCTGATAGGTGATGCTGTGAAATGTAAAGCGGCCAGTGACCGCTTGATAGAAGAATTCAATATCTATGTGCAAGCAATCAACTATCCCACTGTGGCAGTTGGAACAGAGCGACTTAGGTTTGCTCCAACTCCTTTGCATACCGATGCCATGATGAGTAATCTTGTGTCTGCACTGAAACAGATTATTTAGAAGATATCAGGTTATCTCTAAAGATTTCCCAGGCACGTTGCCATGTCCATTTGACACTTCCGTTGAGCACGTCGTTTCGATCTAATTTCAAGCAGTCGTCAATTGCTTGTTTTAGATCTTCGTTCATGAATCCTGTAACACCCGGTTCCACCACATCCAACGGACCCTGGCAAGGAAAGGCAGCAACTGGCGTGCCGCAGGCCATGGCTTCGATCATCACAATGCCAAATGTTTCCCAACGGCTTGGAAACACAAACACATCAGCATTGGCATAGTACTCTGCTAGGCTATTGCCTGTCTTGAATCCTGTGAAGATCACATCTGGATATTGTTTGCGGTATGTTTCCAGCATGGGGCCATCGCCCACCATGATTTTTGTAGCACCCGGGTAGTCCAGTTCAAAGAAAGCCTCAAGGTTCTTTTCTTTGCTCACACGTGCAACACATACCAATATCGGACGACTGGCTACAGTTGTGCCTCTATGTCCTGGATGGAATATGGTTCTATCAACTCCACGAGTCCAGGGAATGACATCGCCGAATCCATGTGCTTGTAATTCTTTGACCATGCTTTCAGTTGTGGTCAGTACCTTGCCGCTGTGCTTGTGATACCAGCGTACATATCGCCAGGTCCAACTTTCCGGAATACCAAACAGCTTCTTCAGCCCTTCAGGAAATTTAGTATGGTAAGCAGTATTGTACTTAATCCCATTATTTGTAAGATAAATTCCAGCGTACAGACCCAAAGGACCTTCCGTGGCGACATGGATATGATCCGGACCAGTCTCCTGGATCTTCTGCCCCATCTTGTAGGGAAAGCTAATCTTGACTTCGTTATACCTAGGGCAATCAAAATAGCTGAACCGCCCGGGGTGAAGATAATCAAAAGTATAACCATCCAGTAGCGCACAAGCTTCAATGTTCTTGTATGTCGTAACCACGCCATTTATTTGATCCGGTAAATTATCTGTTACTATTAGAATTTTTTTCATCTTGATATTTCCAGTGTATCAATTCCCACTCGCCGTTGTGATGTTCAACCAGTGCTGTACAACTCTCCACCCAGTCGCCGTCATTCATGTATGTTATACCATCTACATCTCTTATGGATGCTGTATGGATATGTCCGCATATGATACCATCATATCCTTTGGCTTTGCAATAGTCAGCAAGCAAGCCTTCGAAGTTAAGCACATAGCCAACAGCTTGCTTGGTGTTCTGCTTGATCCATTTGCTCATGCTCCAATATTCCAAACCCAGCTTGGCTCGCAATAAGGCCCACCAATCATTGAGACGTACTATGACATCATACAATTTGTCTCCAATGTGCATGATCAGCTTGCCTGATGTGGCATGCATCAAGGTGTCAAACATATCACCATGTACTATGAGATATCGTTTTCCATCTACACCTATGTGTTCTGCTTTGTTCTGGAATGTCACATTGCCAATGTCTGGAATGTGTCGCAACCAAGGGCGTATGGCTTCATCGTGATTGCCTGCTATGTAGATGATTTTTGTACCGCGCTTGGCGGCTGTAAGGAAACGTCGTACTACGTTGCTGTGTTCTTGTGGCCAGTACCAGTTGCGCTGAAGGCGCCAGCCATCAATGATGTCACCCACAAGGTACATGGTTTCTGCTGAATTATTTTTGAGGAAGTTGCACAGTAGGTCAGCTTTGCAACCCCTGCTGCCTAGATGTATATCGCTAATGAAAATGCTACGATAAGTTTTCTGCATGGCAGTATTTATCGTAGCATCGTAGTTGAAAAGATTACAGTTTTGTTACTGTTAAATCCTTACCAAAGTCCATTTTGTACTAAATGGTTTGCCTTCGGCCTTGTGTTTCAGTATCTTCGCAAACTCTTTTTCGCGGAGTTTGGCAATGGTTTCTGTATCTTGGTCGACGCAAGCCCTGTACAGTTTAGCTAATAGCTTTTTCTGTTTCATGGTTGTGTCCTCCTGGACAAATATTTACCAATTTGTCAACAAAACCCAATAATAACTTGTGATGGCGTCCTTCATGCCAGTAGGGTTCTAAATACTGCCACGGTGCTTGATACCAGTAGTGGCTGCTTTCTGGATGGCAACCAATGATACCAATGTTGCCCTGGATGATCGCCATTGGATCTCCGTTGGCATAACGTGCCACAGTTTCAAATCGGCTTTCATTGCCCACAAGTGCGCATCCATCATAGAAGTACATGTGTTCCAGTTGACCATTCCAAGTCACTGGTGTCTTTGTTCCAAAGCTACGGCGCACGTCTGCTCCAGGTCTTTTGATATACTGCACAGCATCAACGTCTTCTAAGATATCAAAGTAGTGCTTGCCTGCCCAGTATGCACCCATGCAAATGCCAAGGTACTTGCCACCCTTGGCAACAAAGTCTGCCACGATATTGGCTGTCCTGCGACGGAAGAATTCATAATAGGAATCACTGTCTCCTATGCCTCCAGGGAACGCAATCACAGAAACGCCGCTTAAGATAGCGGCGTTCAAGGTGTCTTCAGAAAAGGTCACTATGTCATAGTGCGGTAGCAGGGCCTCAGCCATTCCATCAACACAGTCCTGAGAACATTCGGGATGGTGTAAAAATATTGCTACCTTGTGTTTCATGCACATATTTATAATATGTGCCAACGCAACCGCATGATCATGGCATCCTGTGGATCTCGAAAATAGAAGCGCATGTTTTCCGGGGTAGCTTCAGTGATAAAGCGATCTCCCGGAAGTCCAAATTCTTCTATGGCATAGATGCAGATCAGATCCCACCAATCTTCTCGCGCCTGTGCCATGCTCCAGTCAACATCAACCACGTGCGGATGTTGGCTTTTATCCACGTTCTGTAACGAGAGCTGTAATGACTTCAACGTGGGTAAGAGCTTGGTCCAGGGTAGGATATTGTTCACGAAGTGCTCGTATATTTTGTTGGCGTTGTCGTTCTTCCCTGGCCCAGTTTAGCAACTCATATGCATCTGGGGGCAGGTGGTGTTGTTCTTTGAACCAAAGCGTCTGCCAACCTCCGCTTTGGTCCATGACTTCAAGGTTACGACTACCTCCGTGCCATCTGACCATACCAGTATGATACGGACCTTCTACATAGTTCATGCTGTCCTCTTTGTCATTACCTTATCTGCCAATCCATATGCAACTGCTTCTTCGGCACTCATAAAGAAGTCGCGCTCCATGTCCCGGGCAAGGTCTTCAAAGCTCTTGCTGGCTGAATTATGGTCCACATAGATCTGCGTCAGGTTCTTCTTCATGGCCAAGATCTCACGCACTTGGATTTCCATGTCTGTGGCCTGTCCACGAGCACCACCTGAGGGTTGATGGATCATGTGTCGTGCGTTGGGCAAGATCATACGCTTGTCCTTGGCACCTGCTTGTGCCAGCAATGACCCCATGCTACAGGCCTGGCCCATTACCACAGTACTCACATCTGGTGCCAGGAACTGCATGGTATCATAGATGGCCATGCCTGCTGTGACACTACCACCTGGTGAGTTGATCCACAGATTGATATCACGCTTGGGATCTTCAGCTTCAAGATACAATAGCTGTGCCACGATCAGATTGGCCATCTGGTCATGCACTTCGCCTTCAAGTAGGACGATGCGTTCCTTGAGCAAGCGACTGTAGATATCATATGCACGTTCACCGCGTCCGGTGGTCTCAATGACCATTGGTACTAAGCTCATTTTATTTCCTTTGTGTTAACGACTGAGACATTCCATAGCAATGCAGTGAGCAAGTGCTTCTTCAAACTTCTGATCGCTGGTGATCACATACAACTGTGCCTGGTGGCGATCAATCTTTTGATCGTAACGACGGAACTGTGCAACATACCCGCCATTGGCGCTATGGATGGTAATGTTCATTCCATCCATATCAAATCGTTCAGGGGAAGAAAGAGTGGACTTGGTGATAGGCAATGCCCACTCTTCCTTTTCGCTTTCATCATCTTTCAACCAGTTGCGTATTCTTTGTTTTAGTGACATCTTTGTTTTCCTCTTTAATTGCATCTTGGCATTGTAAGGTGCATATTCATCTCTCATTGCTACCTGCGCTTGGCTTGGCATCATTGTTCCCATCATGTGCTCCATTTCAATTTGAATAACATAGCTTCGTTCTCGTCGCTGATGTATACTGTCCACATAGGATCACCTGAATTGAACCTATGTATCACCTCTGCTGTTGGACAACATTGAGCCATCCACGTTCTAAATTCTTCATCGTTGCTGGGATACATCCAGCAATACCATCCACGAGGCGAAGGATCCTGTATCAACTCTTTGATAGGATGACCGGCGTTGGGTGGTGTCTTGCCATCTTCAAAGCGCCAGTGGTGTATGCTGTTGCCTCGCCTAATGGGTTCTATATAATTCATGACCACCTCAATACGAACATTACCCTATCCTCTGGATCCTTAAACCAAAACATGCTTTCTTTCATGTACCATCGTGCGTGTAACACAAAGTCTTCGTTTCTAGATGGCCATTGTGGATCTGCATTCCTATTACCACATTTGCCCATTGTTTCAACACACCAGAGAAACATATCTGGCCAACTCTTGCCACGCGGTGCCACGCAATTATACACTATTCCTGTGACATAGCCAACCTTCATGATGAGTTCTGGCGTTTCTTGTTGTGCCATAACGGCACTGACCACCCAGTTATAGCCATCATACATTTCAATCGTTGATATTGTTGTGTTGAAACGGATTGCACCAACAGCAGGATCAATATGTGCGCCCGGCATTCCGACTGGAAATTTCATGACCACCTCAGCATGAACATCAACATGTCTTCCCTATAGCGAAAGAATATCCTGCCTTGGAATATCCCCCAACGTCCTTCGTCGTTGTAATTTTCCAAGTTGGCCATGTTTGGGAAATGTTTGGATGCAACGATACCTTGACCAAACATATCCGTGCACCAACGATCCATGTCTATAAACTTCTTCTGCGGTGATGATATTTCCCTGATGGGGATAGCATACCACTGCGTTTCATCTGCAGACCTTTCAAGTGTAGCAGTATTCATTCAACGTCACTCATCAGTGTAAACCAGAAAGCCTGCTGTTCATCAGCAAAGCGCACTTGTAATACAGGACTACCATCGTTGTATAATCTTTCATATGTTGCACCCGGACAATTTACCAACAGCCATTCTTCGAGATATTCAAACCCCGGATAAGGACGCTTGAAAGGTGCAATATTTTCAGCATAACACCATAGCGTCTTGCTGTCAACGAACTTGCGTATGGTTGGCGACCAATAGCACTCTCCTGCAAAGTCATAACCAAAATTCAACCCATCCACCTTAGGGTAAAGATCACAGCATCCTCGCCATTCTCAAACAGGAAGTCACTGCCTGTTCTTTCAATCTTGCTGTTGCAATTTTCAGCAATCCAGTAAGCAATATCAACTGCATGTTCGTTGCTTCTAAAGCTGGGCAAGGTTACCCTAACCCATCCTATTCCCTGTAACATGCCCCACAAGATTTCTTTGTCAATTTCTCTTGCCATTTCGCTGGCAAGAACGCTGGCCAGCTCTTGTTCTACATCTACAGTCACATCCACCTCAGCTTGAACATCATTGCAGCCTGCTCGTCTCGAAACTCAAATATGTCATATGCTGTACGTTTGCCACATCCTGTTTCTTTACACCACTCGGCCATTTCTTCAACCAGGTATTCTGGTGCGGCAGGTG